CGCGACATGCAACCCGGATCCTGACTCGTTCGTCCGGCAGCTCATCGACTGGTGGATCGGGCCGGATGGGCTCCCAATCGCGGAACGCTCCGCTGTCGTCCGATGGTTCGTGCGCGAGGGCGATGATCTCGTGTGGGGCGACTCCGAGGCCGAGCTCAAGGCGAGGTTCCCTGACCGCAACCCGCTCTCGCTCACGTTCATCGCGGCGAAGCTCGAGGACAATCCCAAGGGCGATCCAACCTACCGCGACAAGTTGAACGCGCTACCCCTCGTTGAGCGCTCGCGTCTCCTCGGCGGCAACTGGAACATGCGGGCCGCCGCGGGGCTCGTATTTCCTCGTGCGTGCTGGCCACTCGTCGAGCGCGTGCCTGGCGAGATCCGAACCCGCATCCGGGCGTGGGACCGGGCGGCGACGAAGGACGGCGGCGACTGGACCCGCGGCGTGCTGCTCTATGTGCTCACCGACGGACGCTACCTCGTCGCGGACGTGGTCGGGATCCAAGGTTCGCCCGGCGAAGTCGAGGCGCTCATCAAGCGGACAGCCGAGCTCGATGGCGTCGAGGTGGAGATCGGTCTCTGGCAGGACCCGGGCGCCGACGGCGTGGCGGTTCGCGACCACATGACCGACGAGCTCAAGGGCTTCCGCGTCCACACGATCCGCGCGGCCCGGAACAAGCTGGCGTACGCCGGCACCTGGTCGGCCCGCGTCGAACAGGGTCGCGTGCTCCTGCTCCGTGGAACGTGGACGGCCAACTTCATCGCCGAGCTCGACGCGTTCCCCAGTGGAAAGAACGATGACCAGGTCGACGCTGCGAGCCTCACGTTCCAGATCGCGGACGGCGGCGCGTCGATGGCCGACTGGCTCGCCGCGATGGGCCAGGGGTAGCCGTCCCAAAATCGGACGCGCTCGTCGCCGTCCGCGAAGGGGACGACCCCGGACGATCCCGACCCCGCAGGCGACGGTGAGTCGCCGTGTCCCGTCGATCACGTCGTCCCATTGTCGCCGCTGCGTCCTCCCCTGCGCTGTCCTCCCCTCCGGTCGCGGCGGCTGAGGTTCGCGCCGATAGCTGGATGAACGCGGTCACGGGACTCGGCACTTCTATCGATCCGCTCTCCCGAGCGACGGTCGTTCCGCTCCGATCGCAGTGGACCTCGACCACGCTGGAGACCCTCTACTACGAGGACGCCATCGCCGCGAAGATCGTCGACATCATCATCGACGATGCGATGCGGCAGTCGATCGGCGTCGAGCTTCGGCCGACGAACGGCGAGGTTCCCGAGGACGCCTCCGAGCGCGCGGCGAACATCATGCGCCGGTATCGCGCGCTCAAGGCCGAGGAGCGGGTCATCGAAGGCGCACGCTGGGGTCGGCTGTACGGCGGCGGCGGCATCTTCATGGCGCTCGGACCGGAGTCCGGTGATCCATCGCTCCCGCTCACGTTCGCGGCGCGCCCCCGGATCCTTGCGCTCACCACGTTTGAACGCGAGGAACTCGTCCCCGCGCGGTGGTACTCCGACCCGCTCGATCCAGAGTACGGCCACGCGGCAACATGGAACGTCTACCCGAAGGCACTCACGACCAGCGAGTCGCAGGCGTCGATGCGGACGGTCCACACGTCCCGGCTCCTGAAGTTCGAGGGCCTCCCCGCGTCGAAGCAAGAGCGGATGCGGCAAGTCGGATGGAGCCCCTCGGTGCTCACGCGCGCGATCGAGGCGATCCGCGACGCCGCGCAGAACTGGCGCTCGATCGGGCTCATCCTTTCGCAGGCGCACCAGGCCGTGTTTAAACTGAAGAACCTCGTGCAGATGGTCTCGAATGGCCGATCGGGCGAGCTGCAGCGGCGCATGGAGATCACGAACCTCATGCGGTCGATCTCGCGCGCGGTGATCGTCGACGCCGACATGGAGTCGTTCGAGTACCACTCCGCGAACCTCTCGGGCCTCGACGCGATCGCCGACAAGACGTTCCAGTGGCTTGCCGGCGTCGTCGGAATGCCGGTCACGAAGCTCTGGGGCATGTCGCCCGGCGGCATGAACGCGACTGGTGAGAGCGACACGCGAGGCTGGTACGACACGGTGCAGGCGTACCGCGAGGGAATGCTCGGCCCGCAGATCGAGGTTCTCATCCGCCTGATCGCGGCCGAACTCGGGGACCCGACGCCGGGCGACTGGTGCCTGACGTGGCCCTCGCTCTGGCAGATGTCACCCACCGAGGAATCGAACTACCGCAAGTCGGTCGCGGAGTCGGACGCGATCTACATCAGCAACGGGGTGCTCACACCCGAAGAGGTCGCGGTCGCTCGGTTCGGCGGCGGCTCGTTCTCGGCGGATGCTCCGAAGATCGACCTCGAGCTCCGGCGCGCGATGAACCGCGTGAAGGGCGAACCGGTTGAGTCCGGAACGCCATGAGCCACCAAGCGGGGATGCGACACCTCCTCGCCCTCGTCTACGGCGCCGGCCCCGTGAAGAAGCGGAAGCCCGCGAAGACGAAGGCGGCCCGCACCCCGAAGCCGCCGACTCGCGCCGAACTCGCCTACGTCGCGGCGCTCCGGAAGATGACGAAGCAACTCGGCGCCGCGGTCCGCGAAACGATCGGCCCCGTCGTCGCTCGAGCGGCGGCACCCGACGTCCGAACCGACGCGGCTGGCGACACGGTGGTCGGAGCGGCGCTCGATCAGCTCCGCGAGAGGATGGCCGAGATTGTCGAGTCCGCGATCTCCGCAGGCATCATCGAGGCGGCGTTCGACACGGTGAACTCGCACAACCTCGGCGAGATGTCGCGCGTCCTCGGCATCGCGCCCGAGGCGCTCTCGCCCGAGCTCGCCACGGCGATGGCCGGGTTCCGATCGGAGAACGTCGCGCTCATCCGGTCGATCGCGGAGGACTACCTCAGCGAGATCGAGCGGTACGTGACGACGGCGACGACCGAGGGCATCCGAGCTGAGGAACTCTCACGAGCCCTCGTCGAACGCTTCGGGGTCGCGCAGTCGCGGGCCGAACTGATCGCGGTCGACCAGATCTTGAAGGCGAACTCGCAGCTCGCGCAGGAGCGGATGACCCGCGTCGGGATCGTCGAGTACGAGTGGTCGACGTCTGGGGACTCGCGCGTCCGTGAGGGGCACAAGGCGCTCGACGGGTCGATCCAGCGCTGGGACTCGCCTCCGATCGTGGATCCGAAGACGGGGCGAAGGGCGCATGCGGGGCAAGATTTCCGTTGCCGTTGCGTGAGTCTGCCAATCCTCTCGGACGACGACTGAGGCCCCATGGACGACGCCCGCGACCCCGTGACGTTCCTGCTCTACCCGGAGCTGGGCGAGCGCTGGGACGACTTCACGGTCTGGGTCGAGCCCGAGGTTGGCGTGATGCTCGAATGGTGGATCGCGGCGAACGACGCCTGGGAGCAGTGAGCCCCGGACGATTCGTTTCGACCTGATTCAGCGTTCGATGCGTGACCAAGGTTTCGCGTATCGACGTCTCAGGGCGCCTCGGCAAGGTCGAGCGAACGCCAGCCGGCGCCTACCGGATCCCGGCGTACGTCACTCGCGTCGGCGTCCTCGAGTACATGCGCGAGGACGGTTCGATCCAGCGCGAGTACCGGCCCTCTGACGAGGTCTCGGCGCCCGCGTCCCTGGAGTCGCTCGCCGACTGCGCGATCACGGACTTCCACCCGTACTCCGCGATCAACCCGATGAACCATCGCGAGTTCGCGGTCGGCCACATCACCGGCGCTCCGGCTCCGGCGATGGATGGGGATTTCGTCGCGGCGACGATGGTGGTCGCCGACGCTCGCGAGATCGCGCTCATCGACGCCGGAGAGCGAGTCGAGAACTCGTGCGGCTACGACTGCGTCCTCGACATGACCCCCGGGGTCGCTCCGGACGGGACCGCCTACGACGCGATCCAGCGAGCGATCACCTACAACCACGTCGCGCTCCTGCCCAAGGGCTTCGGGCGCGCCGGGAATGACGTTGCGTTGCGCCTCGATTCGAAGGGCGCCCCCGTCATCCGACTCGACTCTGCCGGGAACTCCATCCCTCCCGGCGCGGAGACCTCCAATATGACCGTGAAGACGACCAAGCGGACCGACGAGGATACGTCGGCCGCCGAAGAGTCCGCGACGTCGACCGATGCCGAGGTCTGCGCGACCTGCGGGGCTCCGGTCGACGCCGAGGGCAAGTACGTAGCCCCCGCCCCCGCGGACGATTCGAAGGACGCGAAGTCCGAAGATCGCGCCGATGCGGCCCTCCGCAAGGCGAACTCCGAACTTCAGTCGAAGCTCGACACCGCGAACGAGACGATCGCCGCGCTCAAGTCGGGCCGCGTCGACGCAAAGGACATGCAGCGCATCGTCCGTGAACGCGCCTCGCTCGAGCGCACCGCTGCGAAGGTCGGACTCGAGGAGTCGAAGTTCGACTCGCTCGACGACGCCGCCCTCAAGCGCGCGGTCATCGGGAAGGTGTTCCCGAAGCGCAAGCTCGACGGTCGCGACGAGCACTACGTCGAGGCGACCTACGACTCGGCCCGCGAGGTCATCGCGAACGGCGAGTACCGCCCAACCGTCGCGGCCGACGTGAAGCCGCGGACCGACTCCAACCCCGGAAGCGTCGACGTGATCGCCGCGACCAAGGCCCAGCTCCAGAAGGACGGTGTCCTGTGACGTTCCAGACCTCGTATTCGACCGACAACGCGGTGGGTCGCGCGGGCATGCTCGCCGACCTCTCCGAGCCCCACAGC